GAAGACTCGCTGATTCTTCTCTGGAAATCTCGAAGGTAACAGCCAGCTCTCGCTCCGCAAATCTTCTTCTGACCGGGTAGCCACCGTCAATTGTGGCGTATGGGCTGATCTTTACATCAAGCTCCGTACAATCAAATCCCGCAAGCCCGCCCTCAAGAAGCTTTGCCGGGGAGTCGGGAGAGATCTCAAATGTCTTTCCCTCTGCTTTATATATAATTTTGTATGTGTCGCTCACAATCTGAAGATCGCCTCGCTTTCACGTCTCTTTTTCTTTGCCAATCGGTAAGGAGATTCCTCCTCTGCCCTTGGCGCTTTCTTTCTCGCCATCGCCTTTGTCGAGAGATAGCGGGCTGCTTTTTCACTCATTTTCGTCATCGGAGTGCCTCCAGGGATACTCTGAGGCGAGAAAACTCATCCACCTGGGCGCAAAGAAATGAAATAAAGCACACATATGCGGCTATATGCTCTTCTGCGCTATCTTGCTTTCCGCAAATAATGCCGCCGGCGCCGTTGCCGAAAACTGTGTCAAAAAACTCCTTCACATCTACGCAAGTACTGTGGTTGTGGCCGTTTTCATCCCTCTCGTTCATAGCGCGACTGAGCTTTTCAAGGCCGCGGCTTACATTAGCGTAGCAATTTTCTTCAGTTATGTTAAAGGGAAAGCTTCTTCCCTTGTAATTCCATATTTTCTCCATAATTATTCCTCCGATCACTCTGTAAAAGTCCCTGTGGAGCTGATAAACTGCCCAATGGTGAGCTCGCCGTTTGCTATAAGTCTGCCTCTGATCTTCAGAGACTCTGCCCCCTCACCGCAATTTTCAGGACATACCGAATAAGCACGAACGTACGCCCTATACACACCCGGAAGCACTTCGTTGAAAAAGTCCACCGTCATGATCTCAACCGCGCCCTCTTTTCCGAAAAGCTCCTCGTTTGCGATTCTGTTTAACTTATCAATTGCAGCCGAGCCTTTCACAAGCTCCGCTTCGTAAACTATCTCCGAAGAGTAGCCGTCGATGTCTCCTCGCAAGTCTTCCTCGTGATAATATCTGCGGTATACTTCCTGTGGATTTTTCTTTTCTTCAAATCTCAAAAATCCCTCTCCAACCGGGGTCCACAAGGGAGTTTTATCACCTCCCACCCCCACAAAATACTGTCTGTCGTATCTGCTTATTTCCGACATATTATTCACCTCTTCTTTTCAGGTATCTCAGCTTGCAGGTGACGCTGTATTCCTCGCTTCCGTCCTTGTAGACCTTTGCCTTCTGTGCCCCTTTTACCATAAGCACTTCAGCTCCTGCTTCGGGAAACGGTGTTTTCTTGACGTAATCCGCAAGACAGGAATAATTCTTTAAAACCACAAGCCTGTCACCTGCGGATTCGCCGGGGCATCGCGAGCGGATTTCAAACTCCACCGCCACGACCCGATCTCCGTTCACGTACTGCTTACATAGCTCGGTTTTGCCTGTCAGAAATATTGCGAAGGCACCCTCTCGCCAAACCTCCGGCATGAACACACCCACACCGGAGCCGCCAAGGTACTCGCACAGAGTTTCCATCATTTTGTTATCGTTCATATAAGCCTCCCATCATACAAGCTTTAATTTGATGTGAGAAAGGCTTTTCGTTACATCGTCGAAATAACCCGCCTCTGCCACACGCATTACCTTTTTGCTTCCGTCTGAATCAGTGATAACGCACAGGTCGCCGTCCTTGTATTCAGGGAAGCTGACTTCCGTACCCGATTGATCTGTGCATTTGCTTACCGAGGGAAAGAAATACAATGTGGCGCCGCCGGAGCTCACCCCTTCAGGCTCATTTGCCGAAATTCGGCGGATCATAACGGAAGACAGAGCATAGCTTTCATATTCCGCCAAATATCCTCGGTCAGCACCGTCGCCCATGAGCTTTCTGTACTCTGCCACATAGGAGAGCATTCTTTCAAAACTCATTATATCACCTCAGATCCATCTTGTAAGGAGTCCGCATTTCATAAGTCTGGCGATAGCAGTCGGACAAATCTCCTGGCCGCCGCAGGTAACTGTCTGTGGATCAGCATAGGTTACACTTGCATCTCCCAAGGATTCACGCTTAACAGCACCTGCGCCTGACGTCATAAACTGAAGCTGCTCTTCTGCCGCATAGGCAAATTCTACCTGCTGCTCCCCGGTCATCATTTCTATTGTTTTAGGATAGATGAGGGAAAGAAGTATATCTTCCCCTCGTCTGTCATTGGTGCCACTCATATGTTTCACCTACATCAGCCCAAATATCGAACTGCAAGCTCAGGATAAATGGTCTTGAATGCATAGAGAACGTCCATAGAGAGCATTTCGCGCTTGTACTTCATGTCGTAGCCTCTTACCACACGGAGAGCGATACCGTTGTATGTAGTAACATAAGATTCAACTCCCGCAGGTGCCTGAAGAGGACGAGTGATAAACGCAAACGCATCGGGATGGAACACCAGGTTTGCCGCGTGATTACCTACCGCAGCTACCTTTGCATCTGATGTTGCAGTAACAGCAGGATATACAGTAACTGTAATCTTTGAGCCGGATACCACACCGTCTCTTGTGCAAGTATGAGGCTTACCGTCAATAATGAGAACATCACCCTTTACAAGCGCACCTTCACCTGTAAAGTTAAGATTGATTGTCTCAAAATTGAATGCAGCAGATGCAAGAGTAAGGGTAAGGCCGTCTGCAGTTGTCTCGTGATTGCAGATAGCCTGAGACATGTAGTTCTCAATACCGAACACCTTGCCGATCGCACCTGTGCGGAGAGCAGAGCTGGAACCGCACTTTTCAGCATTAACGATAGCGGGAACCTGCTTGAGATAAGATGTTGCAAGAGGGCTCCAGATCGCACGGCGAGTGCCTGCGGGAACCTTCTGCATATCGAGAGCATAGGATGCCTGAGCGATATCGTTAAGACCTGCAGGGGTCTTGCCTGCCTCACCGGCGATATTCGGAATGTCCTTGTAAAGTGCAAGGCCTTCCGCGTTGATCTTCTCTGCAAGAGCTGCAGCCGCAGGCTCAATGAACATTCTTACAACAGAGTCAAAATCGCACGCAGCTTCGATCGCGCCGACCTGCATGTCAACTGTTGCAAGGTGGTCGAGAGTCACGTCAATGGTGTCCTTCTGCAAATCTTCCGCATTAACACCGGTAGTCGCGTCAAATTCTGTTGCGGTGAGCTTCACGGGACAACGTACGGATACGGTGTCACCCTGCTTTGCCGCATAGCCTTCGATGTTCTCCTTATAAACGAGATTGGGGAACACCAGATTATCGATCAGTCTGGGCAGAGCCTCTCTTGCGATCTGCTTAACTGAAATATCAAATTTTGCCACTTGTTTTTACCTAACCTTTCGTTTTGTTTAGTTTTTCTTTTTCTGCGCATTTTCGAGGACTGTTCCTTACACATTACGCTAACACGTCCGTTTTCCTTTTTCTGCGCAATCTTTAGATTTGTTTGATCTGCTTGTAGTAGTCAGCGTCACTCATTGAATCGGGGTCAATGCTTTCCTTTTCGTGGCGCATACCTGTTCTGATTCGCTGACCCATTGCAGCAGAGGCAAATCCGTTCTGCTTTACTTCAAAGAGGTAGGGATCACTTTCGCGAAGGGCAGAAAGCTGTTCGGAAATTCCGCTGACCCCGTCCTCATCCACCGTGACCGCGCTCATATCAATGATCTTTGCCACAAGACCACGGTTTTTCACCCCTGCCCGGTCAAGCTCACGCTCAAGTGCAGAGGCGCATCTGATCCCCCTGATCTGTTCCTCATAGGACTGGCGGATCTCGCGGACGTCGCCCACCTCAAGGCCAAGCTCACCCGCTTTAATCAAAAATTCATCGTATGACAGCTTTCCGTCCCCGAAGAGCTTTGAAAAATCAGCCATTTATATCCCCTCCGATCCACTTTGCGCGGTATTCCTCAACAGTAATAACTCCCGCTTCAAGCTCGGAGAGATCTCTTGCTCTCTGGCTGTCGGTGTCGTTCCAGTAGGAATCGTCAAAGGTTACTGAGATCACCGCATTTTTGTCAATAGGGAGGGAGTAAACCTCAGCCCCACACCACAAGAGCGCTTTCACAACACCTTTCAGGAATGTGGCCAGATTCTTCTGATGCTTTGACGCATTCTGGCGCATATCCTGTCTTTCACCCATGTACTGTGTTGCGGTAAGTCTTACCCTGCCTCCTACGTCACCAAAAGTATAATGGTGAGTGCCGAGACCGCATCTGAATGACAGATAGTTAAGCTGGCACTGGACCGCATCTGCATTTTCCTCGGTTCGGAGCTCGGGATTATGCTCGGTTATCATAGGGTGATCCGCGAAATCCGAGTCGCCAATTGTCACAAACAGCTGCTGTGCAACGTCGTCGGGAGTGAACACGTTACCGTACTCATCACGGTTGACCAGCGTTTGGTTAATAAACACCTTCTTGCCCCCAAGCTTGATGTCACGGCAGAAATTATTGAACGCCAGGTCAACACCCTTCAGACAGTCCACAGCATCGGCAAACACAGAAACCCCAAGGCCAACTGATGAGTCGATATTGTTCTGAATATTCGGAGTCATTATTGCAAACAGCGGAACGGTTGACATAGTGTGTATCACACCGGTGCACTGACCGGGGCATACATCGGATTTCACCAGCTTGCCGTTCTCCCTCACATAAAACTCGTTTACAATAACGTAACCGTCCTCCTCCAGACAGTGAAGCTCAAGGTAAATGTAATCCTCACCCCTCCACTTGCCCTCGGAAACAAAGGCAGCCTCGGTTATCTTGCCGTTTTGCACGCTTAAGGGAATAATGTGCGATGCATCCACATACTCGAAAGATACGCCACCGCCCTCTCCGGGCCTAATAACGCCATCT